ACCCGCGCTCTTAACGACGAGTGGTTAAATAGCAACACCGACCAAGTGTTCTCCACGGCAATTAATTGGTCTCTGGTTTACAACTCCACGTTTGTCAAAGTCGTGATGGGCAAGTCCGGCAGCATCCATCCTTACGTCATCGAGCCTGCAACCATCGGCGTGTTGCGTGAAGACTTGCCGTACTCAGATCGCCAAGAGGCCATCTGCCACAAGTACTACATGACCAAGAGTGAGTTGTACACCCGCTTGTACAGCCACCCGCAACGTGACAGTATCTTGCGCCGAGTCTTTGAAGCACCCAAACCCACAGAAGAAACGCCCAACGCCATGAACCGTCTGGCGTTCTCGCAAACCATGCCCACCATCACCGGCAACGTGGCGCTCTCTTTGGAGAGCATGTCTCGTTACCAAGCCATCGTTGGTGAGCAAGTTGTCGAGATGTACGAGTTGTGGGTGTGGAACGATGACACGCAAGATTACCAAGTTGTCACGATGGCAAACCCAGACGTTGTGATCTATGACCGCTCTGGTGAAAGCATGTTCTTGAAAGGCGAATGTCCGTTCGTCCAAATCTGTCCCAGCCCACTCTACGACTATTTCTGGGGTCAGAGTGAAGTTGAAAAACTTATTTATTTACAAGAACTTAGAACAAAACGTGTTGGTGAAATCTCGATGTTGCTTGCCAAGCAAGTCAACCCACCCAAAGCAGCCAGCGGCTTTATGGGCATCACCGACGAGAAAATGTTTGCGCTCAACAGCCCAAGCAGTTTTATTTTGTCTGACACACCCGGCGGCAAGATTGAAGAACTTGCGCCTAAGATGCCAGAGGATTTGTTCAAAGAGATTGCCGAGATTGATGCTATGTTTGCCGAGGCCAGCGGTATTTCGTCTGTGCTGCAAGGCCGTGGCGAGACAGGCGTTCGCTCTGCCGGTCACGCATCACAACTGGCAAGATTAGGTTCTAGCCGCGCCAAGAAACGTGCGCTCATCATTGAAGACAGTTTGGAAAAACTTGCCACGCTGTATCTCAAACTCATGCAAGCGTATGACGAGACACGCTACCAAGACGAGAAGGGCATGGCTTTTATTGCCGAGCAGTTCACGCAGGACTACGTGGTGAAAGTGGACGCTCACTCCAATTCGCCAATCTTCATGGAAGACAGCCGCGACTTGGCATTCAAGTTGTTTGAGGCCAAAGTCATTGACAAGAAACGTCTGATTGACTTGGTTGACCCACCCATGAAACAATTGCTCAAAGATGATCTTGAGAACGAGGAGAAGAAGGCCGCACAACAGCCGCCACAGCCTCCTCAACAAGAACAAAAGCAACAACCTAAAAAGGCTGCATAATGGCATCAAATCAAAGTTTTACTGGGCGGGTGAGTAACCCAAACAACGAACCTCGCTACGTTGGCGACAAAGGTGTTGCACGTAAAAGCGAAATGTCGTATAAACGCAGTAACTTGAGTGGGCAGACCAAACGGGATACTCGCTCAGAAAAGAGATCGTAAGAATTCGGGTAGAACCGGGTAGGGTATGGCTGCATTCCCTTTTAAATGTGGCCGCTGTTTAAGGAGTCAGTAAAATGGCACGTAAAGCACGCAAAGGTATGCGTAAATCTAAACGCAAGTAATCATCCGCAAGGACGATCATTTGCTTAGATGCAACCCAGCATTGGTGGTTGGCTGAACACCTAACCACCGCCTATTTAAAGGAATTGGTATGCCGATGGACAAGATGATGGAGTTAATTCAACAGGGTCAAGCCCCTGAGAATACTGACATTCCTGCTCCCGCTTCTGCTGGCGCAGGACCTGACGCTTCTACTCCTCCAATGGGTTCACCCATGTCTACCCCAGAACCCAAAATGGGAAGCAAGGCAGCAGCCAACATCAACATTCAGATGGCGATGGATTTGCTAGAGCAATCTTTGCCAGCGCTGGGTAGCGAAACAGAAGAAGGCCAACAGATTATGAAATCGTTGTCCTCCTTGCACAAAATGTTTGGCAAACGCGAGGCTAAAAACCGCGAACTCATGCCAGCAGAAATTTTGCAGATGATTCAAACCCTGCCGCAAGCAGGTGGTGCGTCACCAGAGCAAAGAAGCATCGCCCAAGCACCTGTGCCGGGTATGCAACAACCTCCACTCCCAATGTAAGGAAACATCATGGACGTTTTTAAACCCCGTGGCTCTTTGCCCATCCGCAAACCCACCGACAACAACATGCAACACGGTCAAGTGTTCAACCCACCACGCTTTTCGGAGATTGGTGGCGGCAAAGATGGTACTGCCATCAACAGCCGTATGTACAAGAACAAGATGACGCTGGAAAAACCCGGCGGCACTAAAAAAGTCATCTAATAAACAAAGGGGATAAGTATGTCTTTAGAAAATCAATCTTACGAAGAACGCGACGAGTTGGCGCGGTTGGCACTCCAGTTGTCACAAAATCCTGCCACTCGCACGGAATTCATGCGAATGACCAAACAGGTTCGCCCAGATGTGGCGCTGCCTGAATTGGAAATTGAAGATCGCGTCAACAAACACTTCACGGCTTCGCAACAAAAAATTGCATCGCTCGAAGCAAAGTTGGCAGAGCGTGACGCAATGGACAACTTGGAATCTCGTAGAAAAAGTTTGCTGGAAAAAGGTTTGGTTCAGTCCAAAGATGAAGTCCAGCAAGTTGAAAAATTGATGCTCGACAAAGGCATTACTAATCACGAAGCAGCAGCCGAGTATCATAATTTTATGAAACAGGCTGCTGTTCCTACACCTACTGGCTACAATCCCAACCCAATGCGGCAGTTTGACCTCAAGGCGTTCCACAAGAACCCTATTCAAGCTGCTCGTGATGTTGCGGCTGAGTCGCTACGTGAGTTTCGCAAACCTACACGACCAATTGGTCTGTAAGGTCAAGGTTAACAACAGGGGATTTTTTTCTAGGAGTCTTTCATGGCTATTGGTGGCGGCATCATTCCGAGTACTGGCTCTGCCCAGTACACCGAACTTTCCTACGTAACCCGTCGGGCGTTCATTCCTAAGTTGGTTGTGCAACTGTACAACTCAACTCCCCTGTTGGCAGCATTGTTGTCCAACTCACAACAAGCCTCTGGTGGTGTGTCATCCGTGACCGCCCCCGTCCAAGGCTCACAGATGATTACATCGCAATGGTCTGATTACAGCGGCTCGTTCGCTCAACCATCAGTCCAAGTCGGTGTGACCAACGCTGAATACAACTTGAAGTTGATGATTGCTCCCGTGCCGTTCCTTGGCATGGAAGGTGCAGTCCAACAAGACTACGCTGTTATTCCTCTGATTGAGGCTCGTATGAACGATGCCACAAACAGCATGATGGACAGCATGGCTACCGCTCTGTACAACAACACCACCAACACTAACCAATTTATTGGTTTGCCCGGCGCTGTTGATGACGGTACAACCCTTGCCACATACGGCAACATCAACCGTACCAACAACACATGGTGGAAATCAAAACTCTACTCTGCTGGTACTGTTAACCCAACTCGTCAAAACTTGTTGCAATACATCAGCGGTACTGTCAAAAACGCTGCTGAAGTCCCAACATTCGGCGTGTGCGGTTTTGGTACATGGACTCTGTTGGCTCAAGACTTTGTTGGTCAAGAGTCTTACGTCATCACACCCGGTAAAGGTGTTGGCTTTGACGCAGACGCAGATGGTCCTCAATCTGGCTTCCGCGCCTTGATGGTTGCTGGTGTGCCAATCTATCCAGACCCATACTGCCCAGAAGGTACTGTGTACTTGCTCAATAGCAACTACATGTCTCTCTACATCCACGAACAAGGTTCGTTCGCATTCACAGGATTTGAGTCAACTTTGGCTAACTTCCAAGTCGGTTATGTCGGCGCTGTGTTGACAATTGCCGAACTGGTGGTCACAAAACCAAAAGCCATGACGAAAGTTACTGGTTACAACTCATTGACCATCTAAGGAGTAATTCATGTTCAATCAAATCGGTTTTGGCGCTCGCGGCACTAACTGGCCTGCAACACCAATCTCTCTCGCTTCTGGTCAGGTGTACACCGTCCCCAGCGGTCAATACTCTGTGAAACTTGGTCCATATACTGCCATTCAGCAGTTTGATGGCATTTCACAAACTTGGCGTACCAGCGACACCACCACTCAATCTGGTCAAACTTTGATTTCGTCTGACGGTTACAACACTCGTTTGATGAACTTGACCGGTACTGTGGTCGGCGCTGTTATCACCACCGCTGGTAGCGGTTACACCAACGGCATCTACACTCCCGCTCAACAGTTGGGTACTGTGGCTGCTCCTTCTGTGACATTCGCAGCAGGTGGCGGTACTGTTACCGCTACCGGCAACGTGATTGTTGGCGGCGCTATCAACAGCACCATCACCATCACTACCGCTGGTACTAACTACACCAAAGCACCAATCATTGTGATCTCTGCTCCTCCTGCTGGCGGCGTTCCTGCTACTGCAACTTGCACCATCTCTGGTGGCGTTATCAACGCAGTTACAGTTACCAACCAAGGCGCAGGCTACACAGTTGCTCCTACCGTGACCGTGGTTAACGCCAACGGCGACACTACTGGTTCTGGCGCTGTGTTGACAGTTAACTCAACTTTGGTCGGCTCTGGCACTATCACCGCCATCACTATGGCAAACAACGGTGCTGGTATGACTTCCGTGCCTGCCATCACATTCAGCCCAGCGTCTACTACTGCCGCTACCGCTGTGATGTGCTTGACCATGACCGGTATCTCTGGTGCATCTGGCGTGGGTTACACCAACGCTGCTGTTGCTCCTTTGTACGCAACATCGAACGTCACCGCTGGTACTGCCACATTGACCAACCCCAACATCTCTACAGGTATCTTCACGCCTCGCGCTGCTTACGGTTACGCAACCAACACCAGCACCACAGCGTTCACAGGTACTTTGATTGACGGTGGTTTGCATCAAGTGGCTTCTGCCAACGTTGGCTTGTTGAGCCTTGGAGTGGCGTTGGGTACAACCAACTTCACATTAACCACAACATTCGGCGGCGCGACAGATTACGTTTATCTGCAAACCGTTTAAGGAGTCAAGAACATGGCTGCTTCTCGTGTTGCAAATAAATTGCCAAGTCAATTTGGTAGCATCCTGCTGGCTGTTGTTCCGTCGCTCAACTTGAATGCAACAGGCGACACGCTTGTTGCTTTCCCCGATACTCCCACAAAGTTTCGGGTTCGTGCGATTGCAATGACCAACGGGTCTATCAACCCAACCACAGCACGTTTCACCGTGCAGACCGCAGCTAGTGCTGGTGGTACTGCCGTTGTGACTGCCGTGACTCCTTCTTTGGCTTCTGCCGCTGTTGTGCAAGATTTGTCGATTGCGTCCACAAACGCATTCTCACAATCTTATTTGTACATCAACGTGGGTACTGCACAAGGTGCAGCAGCTACTGTTGACCTGTACATCTACGGCGATATTTTGACTGCTTAATATGTGGGTAACAAACAACAGCGAACACGACCTCGTTGATGGCTTTGATGGCAAGCGCTATACGTTTGCCAAGGGCGTTCCCGTGGAAGTTCCACCTGTTGTTTGCAACCATGTATTTGGGTATGGGGACGATAACAAGACCCCTTACCTGCAACGTCTTGGATGGATGACGCATAGCGGGGAATACGATAAGGCTCTTGAACGTCTTAACGCATTTTCGTTTTCGTCGAACCGTCCCAATGTCCACGTTCTATCCCCCGTGGTTGATGCAAAGCCAGTTCCTGCGCCTAATAAGCGTGGGGCTGGCAATGTACAAAAAGCCGCCTAACATCATGGAGCATAAATGCAGCCCCCACAGTCGCTGTCCGACTACATCACGGAATGCCAACGATTGCTGCATGATGCAAACGGTAATTTCTATTCAACAAGCGAATTAACCGATTACATCAACGATGCAAGGTTTAGGCTTGTGCGTGACACAGGTTGTCTACGTACTTACCAAACATCAAGCGTTTCTGCTAATCAGGAAGTAATCGCCACCTCATCTTTGCCCAGCGGCACAAACACGCTGGACATTCTCAACTTCAATTTGATCTGGGGCAACACCCGTATTGCTTTGCAATATTTGCCTTGGACTGATTTCAACGCTCGACTGCGCTACTACCAAAATTATGTTGGCAGACCTATTGCCTATTCTATGTATGGGCAAACCAACATTTACCTTGGTCCTGTGCCAGATCAAACATACAGTATCGAACTTGATACAGTTGTTTTGCCAACAGCGTTGAGCAACTCATCGCCAACAGAGACCATTCCGCTGCCGTACACCACACCGGTGTCGTTCTACGCCTGCTACAAAGCAAAGCACAAAGAACAAGCGTTTGGCGAGGCCGAGATTTTTATGCAAGAGTACACCAAGCAGGTGCAAGCCGTTCTTGCGTCTGTGTTTACTCGCCGCATCACAACACCATACTTGATGGGGTAAGCATGGACACGCATTACATCATTGAAGGATTGTTTGCGTTGTGTGGCTTTTTTGGCGGGTATACCGTCAACAGTATGGCTCGTAGTGTTGAAAAGATTGAAGATAAGTTAGACAGGTTTGTAAAAAAAGAAGACTACAAAGACGATCTGTACGACATCAAAGAGATGCTCAACAAGATATTTGAAAAACTCGACAACAAAGTTGACAAGTAAGGAATCACATGACCGCTTCAACCGCTCTTACCCCAACCAACACATTTGGTGGATTGACGGGTTCAATTGCGTTGAACCTGTTAGATGGCAACTACACTCAGATTGCCACGTTCCTCAACAGCACCAACAACTACAGCAATTACGTTGCTGATACTGGCGCTGCCAACGCTTATGTTGCGACTTTCCCAACAAGCATTACAGCCACGCTCACCGCAGGCTTGATGATTATTGTCAAGATCGCCAACACCAATACTGGCGCATCTACCATCAACGTCAACAGTCTTGGCGCTGTCAACATTTACAACCCCAACCTCACAACATTGACCGCAGGCGCTCTTGTTGCTAACGAGTTGGCTGTGTTGATCTATGACGGTACGCAGTTCATTTTGTTGACCACTCTGGCGCTCAACAACCCAATCATCACCAACTACACAGAAACTTTGTATGCTATCGGCAACAGTTCAACAGCAAAAACAATTGCGCTGACGAACGGTACTGTGCAGACGGTGACCCTGACCGGCAACTGTACGTTCACCATGCCTACTGCTGCGGCAGGCAAGTCATTCATTTTGATTGTCAGTACCGGTGCTGGTGCGTTTACAGGTACGTTCACAAGTGTGAAGTGGCCTAATAACATTGCGCCTACGTTGACCACCACGGCATCACGCTGGGACATTCTGGCGTTTTTTAGTGATGGCACAAACTGGTACGGCAACTACGCACAGGCGTTCCAATAATGTTTGCATCCAAAGACTTGTTCTTTACGCCACCCAGCGGTGGCTACACACTTAATCGCAGCTTGCGGTTGCGTTCGTCTGCGTCTGCTTATTTAAATCGTACATTTGGTACTCCAACAAACGAAAAAATTTGGACATGGAGTGCGTGGGTTAAACGTGGTTCTCTTGGAATAATTAGTTCATTGTTTAATGCCAGTACAGGCGCATCACCTGCTTATGACGGGTTTAGATTCAACTCATCAGACCAATTGCAATTTTTTACTGGTGGTGCTGTAACAGTCAATCTTGTTACCAATGCTGTTTATCGTGACCCTTCTTCTTGGTATCACGTTGTTTTGTCGTACAACGCTACAACAACAACCGTCACAATTTATGTAAATGGTGTAGCTCAGGCAACAACTGGCACAACCGTTTCTAATACAACGTATTCATTTAACCATGCAAGCACATTGCATTCAATCGGAGCACAAGTTGTAAACGGAGCATATTCGGCTGGAACATATCTTGACGGCTACCTTGCTGAAGTTAACTTCATTGACGGTCAAGCCCTGACACCATCATCGTTTGGCGCATACAACGCAATCACAGGTGTGTGGCAACCTACCAAGTACGCAGGTACTTATGGGACTAACGGGTTCTATCTGAACTTCAACAACAATGCGTCCACTACAACGCTTGGTTACGATACGTCTGGCAACAGCAACAATTGGACAACCAACAACATCTCTGTGACTGCTGGCGCTACTTACGACAGTATGACAGATGTGCCAACGCTGACAAGTCCGACGGTGGCAAACTATGCTGTGTTGTCTCCTACAGAGACTTACTTGGCTGGCAACTCATTTTCAATCAGCAATGGTGGATTGACTTATTCGCAAAGCACTTGCACGCAAACTACTTTTGCAGGCTCAACATTTTTCTTGCCGTATGGGGCTGGAAAGTTTTACTACGAAATTTCTCAGCAATCCAAGTCTATTGTTGCAGGTGACGCAACCACGCCTTTTGCACTAAGCATTCTTACAAGCGTTTCTACTGGCACATCATATTCAAACTGGAATTACTTTTGGGCGGGTAGTGGAAATTCGGCAGACCCAACTGGCGCTTCATTGACAGGCGTTGGCTCTGGTGTGTCAAACGGTGACGTAATAATGGTTGGCCTAGACCTTGTTAATGGCAAACTGTATTTAGGCAAAAATGGCACTTGGTTGAATTCTGGAAATCCCGTTGCAGGAACTGGCGCAGTTTCAACAAACTTGGGTAATTACTTATCGTTTAATCCTATGGTTGGCAACGGTGGGGGCAACGCAACAGGTTTTCAATGTTCATTGAATTTTGGTCAACAGCCATTTACTTACACCCCACCCACAGGTTTTGTGGCTCTGAACACATTTAACCTGCCAACACCAACAATCAGCAATGGTGCTAACTACTTTGCTGCCACGACGTATTCGGGCAACAGTTCAACAAACAGTTTGACTAATACTGTTAATGGAATTTCATTTCAGCCTGACTTGGTGTGGTTAAAAGGTAGATCAAGCGCATACAACCATGCTTTGCTTGACTCAATTAGAGGCGCTAGAAATGTACTTAGTTCAAATTTAACATCCGCAGAATCAACAGAACCCGTGGGTTCGTCTTTGACATCTTTTGATTCAAGTGGCTTTACTTTGGCTGGAGGTGTTGCAACTTATGCAAACGTAAACACAACTGGTCAAACTTATGTTGGTTGGCAATGGCAGGCTGGCAAAGGAAGTACATCATCCAACACCAACGGCTCT